CTTCTCTGATGAAGTTAACATCTTTAAATAATAAAAATGTTTGTTCACTACTATTTGTAAAAGATAAAGAATAATTATCTAAAAAATCTGTAGGTGTCGCTAAATATTCATTACCTGAAGTTAAAGTACCTGTAACATTTTTTCTAAATACTGGCAGCTTAACTGTTTTTAATATTCTATTTTCTGCTTGTTTAATTATAGTAGGTAAGTCTGAAACAAATTGTGTTTCAGAATTTTGTAAATAATTTTGTATTGCACTTTTTAATTCTGCGTATGTCATGATGTTACTATTTTAACCTTTCCTATTTTTCCTCTTAATATATTTCCAGTGCTATTAACAGGATTAAATCCATAATATTGGGTTGATGCTTTTTCACCGCTATCTGTTCTAGGATCAAATAAAGCCATAGGGTCAGCTGTATTTAATCTTCCTACTTTAAATTGCGGTTGATCAGGATCAAAACAATTGTGACAAACTCTTAAACCATTTCTAGTTTCATTTTGTACTTCATACTTCAACTCATTAAGTTTGTAAGTAAAACCACACCTATCACATATTCCTAATGCTTTTGTACTTTTTGCATATGCCATAATTAATAAACATTATTGCCTGGTACAAATTTTACAGCTGCTCTTTCTCTATCAGCATCAGAAACTTCGTTCCAGAGTTCCATATATCTACCTCTTATCATATTAACTCTATTCTGTGCTTCAGGCTCTTTACAAGCAATATTGTAAGCTAAAGCATAAGTTAGACATGGTAAATATCTAGCAGGAACGTCAGCATTGTTTGTTGCTACATTGCCTGCATCTTCTATTCTTTTTATGTAATCATAAACTAAAGTATAAGTTTGAGCACTATCAGGAGTAGACCATAAAACTATATTGATACCACTTGTACCTTTATCTGCAAAAAACTGAGTAGGTTTACCCTGTGTTAATTTTTTTGCTTGATGATTATATTGTGTTCTTGATATTCTTGTAAGTTGCTGATCAAACTGTTTATCTGTATCACCACTATCTGTTCTTATAAAAGCATCTACTATTTCTAAAGCAGAAGTTTCAGCTGCATAACTACTAGTGCCTGCAGTTAAAGCTTGTGTCGCTTGTTCTATCTTCCAAAGATTTAAGCCTTTATTTTGCCATTCTAGAAATATTAAATTTAAAGCTCGTCTTGCAGTTCTATAATCATAACCAGAACGCATAGTAATACCGCATAATTCATATGCCTCTTCCATGATATCTGATAAATCTAAATTAAATGTAGTAGTTCCACTACTTGCCATGTTTTCTCCTAATTGCTTCTTTACCTTTCTTTGCTATTTTTGCTTGTTCGTTTTTACCTGCTACTTTAGCTCTTTGTTCTAATACAGTTAAAATTTGTATTTTACGAGCATATGGTTTTTTAATTCTTTTAACTTTAGCTACAGTTGCTCTTGCATCTGCAGGAGTAGCAAACTTAATACTAACTGTATCTCTAGGATTTTCATCAGTATATAATCTTCTGCCACTACCTTTAGGCTTTTTACCTGTGCCTATTTTTGGATCACGCCTTTTTCTTTTCACTTTTACCTGCTTTTTGTAAAGCTATAGCCACTGCTTGTTTCTGAGGTTTACCCTCTTTTCTAAGCTTTGATATATTATCGCTTATTACGTTTCTTGATCTTCCTTTTTTTAACGGCATTTTTTTTAGAAGCGGGTGCCTTCTTTGTCATATTTTTAAAGTTTGCCCTGGACATTACCATTTTACTTTATGACTCCAATATCTTGCACTTAACTTACTTGGGCTAGAATCTTGTGCGTTATGCCTAGCATAATAAGATTTTCTTCTGGCTTTGTCCTTTTTAGATTTAGGATTTTTACCAGCTCCTCTTACTCCTTGTTGTCCAAATCTAATAGTCTTAACTTTGTCGCCATCTTTAGCAACAACAACGTGTGACTTCTTAGGATGGTTAGGGGTACGTTTTGGCTTGTTATAGCCGCTAACGCCTGCCCTAGCCAGCCTTGGGTCTTTCTTAGATTTCTTTTGGCGAGACACTATTTAGTCTTACCGCCTCCAAACATTCTTTTAACGTAATCTTGAAACATCTCAGTTCCCATACCGCCACCTTTCATTTTACGCATTTCGGCTTTCTTGCCAGCACCTTTTTTCTGTACTTTAGCTTTCTTGCCACCACGCATCATGGTAGTTTTTTTAACTTTAGATTTGTTTCCGCCCATCATTTTTTTGACTTTAGCTTTCTTGCCGCCTTTCATCATGGACATTTTTTTTACTTTGGATTTTTTTTCTCCAGCCATTTTTGTTTTCTCCTACTCACAAGTGAGTGAAAATCGTCATTGAAATAATTCTCATAGTAACCTTTAGTTCTAATACTATCAGAAGCCTTTATTAAAACATCCAATCTCTGTACAAAAATTTGATAATAATCTTCATCAGAAATAGGATTGTAATCAGTTTGATCTACAGCATGTGATATCTCTGTGTCAGGATGCGAACCCATAACCCACAAATTCATCGGTACTGCGTAATCGTTAAGAATATCTATTCTTTTTTCAATCTCTTCATTTGATATATCTTCGTAATCTGTAGCACAATAAATGATTACATCATACGTATCGTCAAAAGATTCAATCAAAGTTAATAAATCTTCCCATAAACCTCCCAAGCCTAAAATACATTTCACTCTATCTTTAGTCCATGAGTTATTAGCAAACGGACACGCTGGTAGATTGTTATGTTTTTTACTTGGTTTTTCTAATACTTCACGACTCCATTCTCTAATTTCTTTAGATAACAGAGCTTCGTCAAGCATTATTTTTTCTTGGTTTTTTTCTTAGCTTTTTTCTTAGGAGCTTTCCCCCCAACATAAGCTTCGTTTATGTCTGGTGTAGACGGGTCATCAGCCACGTAGTGACCTTTATTATCCCTGGCTCTGACACCGTTTAGTTCGTCTGCCTTTCTTTGGGCATCTGCTAAATCAGGATCAGGACCAAAAACAACTTCATAAATACCGTCTTTGTTAGCTTGCAAAACATTATATCCTGCAGGAAAGTTTCCGTTAGTAGCTATTATTGCTTTAGCCATGTGTACTCCTAGTCAGAGTATACTTTAACCATTTCTAACGTTATGGAATAAGTATCTCCTGAACTGTGACCTTTTGTTGTAAATAGAATGTCGCCATTCTTCCCTGAGCCTGCGTTATTAGGTATACCGCCAAATTCTTTGAAGTCCATGTGACCGTTACTACTTTCTGCTAATTCAGCAATCAGTACATTGGTGCTAGCGTTAAAGAATAATTGCACAGACATACCTACTATGGCATGACTTATACGCATTACTCTAACTTCAGAACAAGCAGTACCAGCAGCATTAGCAGCTAAAGCAGATACGTCTACTTTAGCTACTGCTGATTCTCCTGTGCCATCGCTGACATTGGTAAACTTCATAACACAGTTACGCTCACCATCTAAGATGGTTTGACTTGTTACTGTATCAGCCATAATTTACCTCCTATTATGCGTCAGCAAATGGAGTAACTATTGTGCCTGAACCTAAAACAATGCCTTCTACAGCATATTTATTATCCGCAATAGCAGTTACTCTAACGATACTACCTGCGAGTCCACCCTTGGTAGAACCGTTCATGGTAATAACGTCATTAGATGCACCTGAAATAAATACTTTACCTGAAGCATCGTCTTTACCCATGTAAACACCACCAACAAACTTATCGGTACCATCGGTTAAGATGTCCATGTCTGTAGCTGCTGTTTCTACTACAAAAGTAAAAGTAGCTCCTAAGTTATTAGTTTGATCAGGTTCATCATCTCTTGTAGGTGCAGTTGCATCGATAGTTGGTAAAGTAAATTTACCGTCAGCATCGTTACAAGTTAAAATTTTTCCTGCGTGTGCAGCCACAGTTAAAGTTGTGTCTGCGGTTAAACTGACCACATTTGCATTACCAGCAGAAATAAATCCTGCTAGTGATTGTATTGGTCCACTAAAAGTTGATTTTCCCATATTAAGTCTCCTTAATTAAATTTATCGTCTTGGGTTGTCTGCTAGGTCAGTCGATAAACAATAAAATTCCTAGAACCAGAAAAGGGGGAGCTTACGCTCCCCCATCTCTTTAGCTTGATCCAGGTGATCCAAAGATACCAAGAGGATCAGATACACCAAAGGAATATCTTTCTCTTGCTTTATATCTTACGTTACCTGTATTGAAGTCTCCGTCCATGTTAGTAGTCATTGGAGCTCTAACAAAGTGCTTCATGCCATCAGGCACATCAGTTGTGATGAAGAAAGCATTTGTGTCAGTTAAATAATGATTAACTGCAAAGCCTTCAGGAATCACACCGTTGCTTCTAATTGCATTAATGTCATTGTCAGAAGTTCCTACTCTGTACTCACTTTCGAGAAGTCTTGTAGCAACAAACTGCAGATCAGATGGAACGATCAGTTTTCTTGGTCTAGCTGCAATTTTTAGACCACGTTCATCTGTCCATTTACCAATTTGAATAACTGCATCTTCTAGAGATGTTTCATTCAAATCAGCTCCTGTAGCAGGTCTGTTTGAGTTTTTGCCACCATTTACGAGTGGGTGACCGTCACCGCCTGTCACTCCATCACCTGATGCAGTAAATAAATTTACTCCGTCACCAGATTGAAAAGAGTTAGTAAACCCGTTATTCAATGGAACTGCTGCTTTCACTTGCTTTGTGTAAGCCATAGCTCTAGCAAGTGCTTTTGTGTATCTTGCAGATAAAGAAACATAGAGGTTATCCTCCATTGCTTCTTCAGTTACTGCAAAACCCATTGCAATAGTTTCGTGAGTATAACGAGCTACAAAAGATTCTTGTGCTGTATCGTAACTGATAGCCGCACCTTCATCTTTCACAGGAGCTGCACCAAATCCTGATAACTTCAACTCTTCTTCGAAACTTCTTTCAGAGTTTTCTGTTACATAGACTTGCTCATGCTCATTTTCGTAAGTGTTGTACTCCTCACCAAATAAAGCGTTTAAACCAGGAAGAAGCTGCTTAAGCTCATTCGCTCTTGAAATAGCTGCCATATTACCCTCCTTAGCCTATACCTGTTGTGTTCAATAATTGATGTCCAACGTTGAACATCACCAAAACGTCTGTAAAGCCATCACCAATAGCACTATCAGGACCATCAACAAAGTCAATGATCTTCAATGGTAGTGTATTAGTAGTATTAGCTGTACTTCCGTCAATCGCATTTCTGCTTCTGCCAATGCTAGTTGAACCTGCAGTTTGCACAACAGCTACATTCTTGCCAAGATCGTCTTGACTAAGAGATTCGTCTGATTGCATTTGCATAACTAGAAAAGGGTCAGAAGCTACATACGCAACTATATCATCTGCAGCCGTAGAAGCTGGATAATGTAAGCTGTTTGTAAATTGTCCTGTAGTAGGGTCAGTATACGCACAACCTAAAAACACTCCAATAGGAGTCAAGGAAGTAGTTCCTGTGTCCTTCTGGATAGTAGTGTTAGGATTGTTGTCTGCCCACTTAACAAAGTCACCGTAAAAAATAGATGTACCAAAATTGTTAGCTATTTTGTAGTGAGTAATCTTTGCGTTGTAAGCACATGATACTAAAGACCCAACAGGTTCAGCACCCATAGGTGTTGCTGATGAAGCCATAAAATACCTCGATTATTAAAAGTTAAACTAAAGACTAGGAATCTCTACCAAATGTAGTTTTAGATTTTCTTTCAAATACTTGTTTGGTAGCCATTCTGTTGTCTTGATCCTTAAAGTAAGCATTATCTACAGAATCCATTTGAGTTTGTGCCATGCTTCTAAAGTGTTCATCTCTAGCTGCGGCTTTCTCAGCAGGCATTTTGCAGAGTAGCTGTCCACCTATCTCTATGTGTCCTTTCTCCGCCCATTCAGATTTATAGTCCATCATGTGAACGTGTAGTTCAGGATGGTCCTCTGATCTGCATGGTTCCCAACCTTCTCTGAATTTTTTAGAAACATTAGGATTATCTGCTTTACCCAGCAAACTTGTTCTAATGTAACGAAAAACCCAACCAGGTTGCGGATTAGGACTCGGTAGGTTAGAAGGATTTTCCCAACTTTCAACTCGTTGAGTAACCTCTCGGTTATCTTCCGTTCTAGCGGTACGCACTTGATCTTCTGTATTTTCGATCTCTTTATTATCTTCTGTCATTAAGACTCCTGTAATAGTTGTTTTGCGTATTGCTCAGGCGTTATACCAAGTTGACGTGCTAACTTAACTTGCGTCTGAGTCAATCGTACTGAGCGAGAATTTTGATTACCTGTTGTTCTCGTAACAGGTGCCACAACATTTGAGGGTTGTGGTTTTTCCTCTGGAGTTTCAACTTGTACATTATCTTGCGGTTGAACTCCATAAAAATCTGGAAACTCTTTTCTCATAGAATTATCTATTTCTTCATAGTATCTAGGAGATGCTGGATCAACACCACCAGCTTGTAATTGTTTATCTTTATACAAAGCATAAGCAGTCATTTGTTGATGTTGTGGGG